AGTATCAGCATCTTGGGCTAAGAAACATATTTTAGGTTTCTCTGATGAAGAAATAAGATTAGATATACAACAACAAAGAGTTGAGAGAGCTGTGTCTGCAGAATTAGGAAAAACCGCTGAAGTTATCACTAAAACCGGTCTATTTGATAATATTGATAAATTGTATGGTAAAAAAGATGGTGAAAAACCAGCTGAAGGTGGTGAAGAACCTGAAGGTGGAGGAGCTCCTGATATGGGGGGAATCCCACCAATGGGTGAAGCACCACCATCTGGCGGTGAAGCGCCTGCGGGGGGTGAGGTAACACCCGAATCGTTTAATAAAGATGACTTAAATATGTTACTTGAAGAACACTTATTTGGTCAAAATGATTTTATGAATTTAGGTAAGGGAAGAAATTCCTTAGTTGAAATAGACGACAAACTTAAAGATTTATTAAATAGGTAATATTTATAGTAAAAAAGACATGACAAAATTTGGTGAAATAAAAAGTAAGATAGAAAAAACTGGAGCAGAATTATTTGGTAAAAGTAACTTCCAAAAATTTATGTTTGGGTTTAAATCTAATATTTTAGAGAATAAAGATTTAAGTGAAATATTTTATATCTACGAAGACCTATCGACAAAAAAAGGTTTACACAAAGATTTAGCAAATGATTATGTAAATGAGTCTATTGAATATTGCCAAATTTTACTTGAGAACAATTATAAAAATTTAACTAAAGTAGATAAATGGTTGTCTAGTTTTTCATCAGAATATCAAAACAACTATAAAGATATTGATACTATTATTTATAACAATTCTATTAAAAATTTAGAAACAGTTTTAGAATCTAAGAAAAAAGTCATTAATACTATTATTTCTGAAAATAAAGTAACTAAAGTTAATGAATCCATTAACCTACCAATTTCAACAATGATTAAAGTTGCTGAATCTGAACTTGGAAAAGAAATTAGTACACTTTCAGAGTCAGAACAAAAAGAAGTTACTTCCATATTAAATTTATCAAAAGATGAATTAAAAGTAGAATTCAACACAATAAAAGAAACTGTTATTTCAAACTTAAATAATTCATTAAACGAATCAAAAGAAGATGACATCAAAAAAATGATTAGTCAAACTATCGATAAGGTTAATGAATCTAATTGTACTCATTACGATTTATACAAATTAAAAAAATTAAGTTTAGGGTTATGAGTTCAAAAAAATACTTTTTTGGTTGGGGAAACATAAAAAAGGGTATTACTGAACTTATAAGAATTTATTCCCACCAACCATCATTTTTTTCTAAAAAGAGAATTGAATCCGGAGTCGCATTTATAATTGCACAATGGGGTATGGTATTTTTTGTTCTAAAAAAATATCCTGATTTAACTATGACAGATATTATAATGTGGGCATCAATCCAACTTGGGATATCAGGATATATCCTACATCAGATACAAAAAGAAAAAAAGGGTGAAAATACGACTGATGATGAAAATCAAGAAAATTGATTTCTTTTTTTCTGTAAGTAAATTGCCTTATTAACCTGACTTCTTTTCTTAACTGATTTTTTTGTAAACTCTTGTCTTTCTCTTAACTTTTCAGTTTGTTTTGTTTTATAAACTTTAAACTTATATTGTTTTAGAGCTTGTTCGATGGAAGACGCGTTTTTAACTTTAATTATAATCATATTTTTTTTACTTTATTAATATAAATATAACATAAAAACCCAATTTTGACAATTCTATTTATATGACTTACTTTTATAAAAAATAAACATGAAAGATATGATTGATGAAGAAAGGAAAAACATCAAAACTAAACATTTTTGATGATGCCAAGTGTTCTTACGGAACAGTAGATTCAAAAAATTTAAAATCCATTTACATAGTTTTACAGACTTGGATTGAACCTCTAACTTTAGATGAGAATTGGAACCGATTGGTCGGTGAAATAAAAAGACAAATCCAACACACATTATTAGAGGTGGTAGACACTCAAACTTTTGAAAGAAAACAAATAGTTGACTTAGATTTAAGAACAAGTGGAATACAAAAAAATAAAAAAAGCTTTATGAATATAGAAATTACACTATTCATACATAATAATATACACGACTTTAAATCCCCAATTTTAAGAGACAAGATTAAAAAAATTCTTAATGGTATATACAACGACGACCTTAAACAAAATAAACATTTTACACTTAGTAAAACAAAAGTAGTAGAATTCAAAGAAAGCTAATATTTATCTTTAAAAGAACTTATGAAAATATTAGGACCTAGTGATACAGGTAAAGGTATATTAGTTGAGTGGGATGCGGGGATTATTAATCCTAATGAACCGCGTAACCAAAACATTATACGTGAATCTTACGGACAATTAGAACATTCTAAACCATTTGAATTTTATGCAACTCTTCAAAAGTGGGGAGTTCCAAATAGAAACGGAAGAGTATACCCCGAAAAAATATTAAGAAGAGAATCTGACAAATACCAAGACGCTATTAAACGTGGTATGTCCATTTCAGAGTTAAATCACCCTGAATCTTCTTTAATTGACCTTGATAGGGTATCCCACCTTATTACAGAGATGTGGTGGGAAGGTAACATATTGATGGGTAAGATTAAATTATTAACTACACCTGGTTTTCATGAAAGAGGTATTGTATCATCTAAGGGTGATGTTGCGGCTAACATGATGAGACAAGGTGTTACTATGGGAGTTTCTTCTCGTGGTGTTGGGTCCTTAGTAAAAAAAGGTGACCAAAATGAAGTACAAGATGATTTTGAACTAATTTGTTTTGACCTTGTATCTTCACCATCCACACCTGGAGCATATCTTTACTTAAATAAAGAAGATAGACCAAGATACGAAGAAAAATTGGCAGAAAATGATAATACTTCAGTTAGTGGTGGAGGTGGATTAGAAAAATCTGTTGACTTAATGAAAAGATTATCCGATTATTTAGGAAAGTAAAAAATTTATTATGGACGAAAAGTATTTTGTAGCAAAAATCACAACTGATATGGTTGATGATAACACAGGTAAGGTTAAAAAAATGAGAGAAGAAAAACTTGTGAAAGGTTTTTCACCGACAGATGTCGAAGCAAAAGTAACGAAAGTTTACGAAACGTATTCAATGGAATGGAGAATTACTGCAATCGTTGAAAGTAAAATTGACGAAGTTATTGAATAATTTTTTTAAATTATTAAGTAAGGGGACTTTATGTCCCCTTTTTTTGTGCCCGATTTTTTTGGCTATCTACATTAAAATAAGAACTTTTTCAAACTAAGGTATATTTATCTAATAAAAATAAACGCAAAACGCATTGCATTATAAAATGAGTTTAGAAAAAAACGAAAATTTAGTAGAGAAAACTTTATTACAAATGAAGTCTATCGAAGAAGCTATTAGCGAAAACGCAAAAGGAATACTTGCTTCTACAATGAAGGAAGAAATCAGTGAATTAGTAAAAGAGTCATTATTTGGCACAAAAACAAAAAAGTCTTTACGCGAACAAGAAGAAGATGACACCGAAGAAGTGGTAGGTGTGGAAACAGACACAGAAGTTGCAGATGACAGTGAAGAGACTATTGACGTTGATGCAGATGTTAATCCTGAAGGTGGTGAATTTGATGTCACTATGATGGATGCACCGGCAGATACTGATAACGAAGACGAATTACCACCTCTTGATATGACAGGGGCTAAACCTGGTGAAGTGTTGAAAGTGTTTAAAGCTATGGGTGATGAAGATGGAATTATCGTCGTTAAAGATGATAATAAAATACACCTTACCGATAACAACACAAATAATGAATACTTTATTGATTTAGGTGATGATTCAGGTTTATCTATGGAAGACCCTATGGAAGATATGAATGAGAGTGTAATTTATGAATTAGTCTTCGAAGAAAAAGAAGGTGATATGGAAAATTCTGAAATGGATGAATCTTATGACGAAATGGACGAATCTTATGACGAAATGGACGAATCTTATGACGAAATGGACGAAACTATTTACGAATTGGAAGTAAGCGAATCGATGAAACCTGTTGGGATGGGGTTTGGTAAAATGAAAAACGGTTTACCAAAATCTTCAGTTAACAACAAAGGTTTTAATGATGACATGGAAGATGGTTTAAAATCTGAGAAAACAGGTAAGGGTCCTAAATTCAAATATCCTAAAGTTAAACATGGTGTTACTGAATCTGAAATGGATGAAGAATACATGGAAGAAGGATGGATGGATGAAGAAATGATTGATGATATGAAAACAGAATCAGACTACATGGAAGGTGATTGTATGGAAGGTGATTGTATGGAAGGCGACTACATGGAAGGCGACTACATGGAAGACGACTACATGGAAGACGACTACATGGGTGGTGAGACTACAGAAGCATCAAGAACAATGACTTACAGAAGAAGAGCAGAAAGAGACCGTGTTTCGGCACCGAGTCAAGTGAGAAATGAATCAGTTAAAAAAGAACTTAATTTATTAAGAGAGAAAAATGAAGAGTACAAAAAGGCTCTTGATTTCTTTAGAAATAAATTAAATGAAGTTGCAGTATTTAACTCAAACTTGGCATATTCTACTAGATTGTTCACTGAACACTCAACAACAAAACAAGAAAAAATAAATATACTTAGAAGATTTGATAACGTAGAAACAATTAAAGAATCTAAGTCACTTTACAAATCAATTAAATCTGAATTAGAAGGAGGAAATAATAGTAATGAAATTGTAACTGAATCAGTTCAAAGAAAACTTATTAGCACACCTTCAAATGGTTCAGCATCTAACTTGATTGAAAGTAAAACTTATGAAAATCCACAATTCTTAAGAATGAAGGATTTGATGGGAAAAATTAAATAAACAATAAATAAACTCAAATTAAAAAAAAATAAAATGGGAGCATTATTAGAATCAGGTCTTGTTGGTAACATCGGGTTAAAACACCTTAAAGTTATCAAAGAAGATACAATCAACAAATGGGATAAATTAGGATTCCTAGACGGTCTTAAAGGACACATCAAAGAGAACATGGCACAGTTATATGAAAACCAAGCATCTCACCTAATCAACGAAGCGGCTTCTACGGATAGCTCAGGTTCTTTCGAAACTGTAGTTTTCCCTATCGTAAGACGTGTATTCTCTAAATTGTTAGCTAACGATTTAGTATCTGTACAAGCTATGAACTTACCTATCGGTAAATTGTTCTACTTTGTACCTAAAATCCAAAGTTATGCTTTAGGTTCTAACGAACATTTTGCACCAATCGGAGCTCAAAACGGACCAACAGTTGCTCAAGCACAGGCAGGTTACGGAGCAAATGACAAAAACCTTTACGATAGATTTTATGAAGGTACTGAACCAGGTTTAGACCCGGCAGGTTTGTTTGATTATTCAAAAGGTATGTATTCTGCAATCACTAAGTCTGCAGTTACTGTATCTTTTGTTAATGGAGTATTAACAGAATCGTCGTATGCTGCTGGTGAGAATAGAAAAGTTCTTTTAGTACTTTCTGGATTTACATCAGGTGGTGCTGGAAAATTAATTGGACCTGACGGACAAGAAATGGATAATGAGGCATTCTTATCTGATTTAAGAGTTAACGCATTAACAGGAGTAGGTGCTCCTCAAAGAGCGTTCTCAGGAGCGGGTACTTCTGATTTATTATTTAGAGTTGTTACTCAAAAATACGGTAAAGGTATTGTACAATACGGAACTCAAACAACAACATCTTTCCCTTCAACAGGTAATGGTGGTTCTTATGACAACATTTGTTCACAAGATGGTTTAATCTACTTAGAAGTTGACTTACAAACACCATGTTCTATCGGAGCTAACTCAATTGACGGTTATTCAGGTTTAACTACAACGTTTGCAGCACCTTCTACAGGTCAGTTTACTTGTACTTATAGAGTATACCAAGAGTTAGAATTCGAAGACAGAATTGGTGAAGTTTCTTTTGACCTTGAGTCAGTTACTGTATCTGTTACAGAAAGAAAATTAAGAGCACAATGGTCTCCTGAATTGGCACAAGACGTTTCTGCATTCCATAACATCGATGCTGAAGCTGAATTAACAGCTTTATTATCTGAGCAAGTGGCAGCAGAAATTGACCGTGAAATTTTACGTGACTTACGTAAAGGTGCGGCTTGGAACTTACGTTGGGATTACAACGGATGGAAAAGAGGTACTTCAGCTAACCCATTAACTCAATACACTCAAAAAGATTGGAATCAAACTTTGATTACAGCAATCAACCAAATTTCAGCACAAATCCACAAATCTACATTAAGAGGTGGAGCTAACTGGATTGTTGTATCTTCTGAGATTTCTGCTATCTTTGACGATTTAGAATACTTCCACGTATCTAACGCGTCTCCTGAGCAAGACCAATACAACATGGGTATTGAAAGAGTTGGTACATTAGCTGGTCGTTACCAAGTTTACCGTGACCCTTACTTCCCAGCAAACACAGTATTGTTAGGACACAAAGGTTCTTCATTGTTAGACACAGGTTACGTTTACGCACCATATGTTCCTCTACAATTAACACCTACAATGTATAACCCATTCAACTTCACACCTATCAAAGGTATTATGACACGTTACGCTAAGAAAATGGTTAACAACCGTTTCTACGGACGTATCACAGTTGATGGAGTTAGAACATTTGATTTAAGAGAATTGAGATAATCAATTAAAAACGGAATAAGAAAAAGGTCAGAGAAATCTGACCTTTTTTATTTTATAGATATTTATAGTTATGGATAGAAAAATAAATGAAGCGACATCCACGGGCGGTTCTAGAGGTAGTTATATAGCACCATTAATACCAGGTGAACGATATTTTAAAAAAAATGTTATGGGACCTTTTACTGAGCCTGTTTCTAAATATAAAAGTCCTGATTTAGCATATGATTCATATGACGGTAAAATGGAAAGAAGTAAGAAACAAAGAAAAAAAGAGGAAAATATTGCAAATAAAATTTATAATTTTATAAAATTTCATCCCGATGCAACTTTTAGTGATGTCGAAGGTAACCCTATAAATCAATTTCCAGGTAAAAATACTAAAATAGTTCCTATTAAAGAATGGATTGAACTAGATAAGATTAATTTAAACGAGGATTTAGCGGTTTGGTTTGGTACAAAGAAAAAACCAAAAGGCTCCAAACAACCGAAAGGTCCGTGGGTTAATATTTGTAGAAAAGTTGATGGTAAACATCCTCCATGTGGTAGACCTGATACGTCAAAAGGTGCATACCCAAAATGTAGAGCTGCGGGGGTTGCAGGAAAAATGAGTGATTCGGCTAAAAAAGCAGCCTGTACCCAAAAAAGAAAGGCTGAGAAAAAAGATACTCAAACCGGAAAAGGTCAAAAACCTGTAATGACTTCATACAAACCAAAAAAGAAAAGGACCCAAAATGAGTCCTTAGAAAAAATTA